ATTGTATACTTGTGTCCAATAATCAAAAGTAGTATCGGAATTATGTAATCCTGTCTGACCTACAATGTGACCAACAATGTTCTGATATATTTTAAGAAATTTCAGATCTGGTTTGTTTTCACGAATAAAGTAGGTGCTATGAAGCATTCCCAAGTTCTTATCGCTGTCAGACTTTGAGTCTTTATGCTCAACTATTTCATCTCTAACTTGGTCAATGAGATCATCATCAACTAATTGATTAGATCTCCACAGGATCATGGGATCATAATCATGTTCCGTAGGAGAAAGTTCCATTAGCGATTACCTCTAGTTTTTCCATAACTTCTTCAGTAAAATAAGACTCGGGGTCTTTGAGTATTGCCTTAGCATACACTTTCTTACCGTCACCCATATCATAACGACCGGCAACGTTTTTCCAAAGACCACCTGCCTCTCCTAGTTCTAGGAGACCATAGTAGCGATCTAATCCACGCTCATCATAATAGAGACGAACCTCTACCTCTTTATTCTCTTTACTCAGACGAGACTTAGCAACCTTTGCTTTGATAATATTGCCGATGACTTCTTTTCCATCCTTCTCTTTTTTCTTGCTAAGATGGATGATAGTACTAGCAGCGTACTTGAGGCCACTACCACCTCCCATTTCCTTTGTAGGTACATAAGATCCGATAACATCATAGGTGTGATTTGTAACGATAAGAGGAATGTTTGCCTGACCCAGTTTGAGGGTAAGCATTCTAAACGTTCCTTTAATAAGTTGTGACTTGGTCATGTCTCTGACCTGCTTATCATTGAGTGTATCTTCTATCTCCTTAGTAGTAGATAGCATACCAAGAGAGTCTAGCACAAACATACATGGTCTGCGCTCATCTTCTGGTTTCTTAAGATAAATATCCACTGCTTTGAGTGCCTTGTTACGAAACTCCTCTACGGTAACGACATTGACGACAGCAACTCTGTTAAGGTCGATACCTCTTGACTGAAGAAGTCCTTTATTGATTGCAGCCTCAGTATCGAAATAAAGGCAATATGCATCGGGATTAGTATCAAGAAAATTTTTGACGACAGCAAGACTGAAGAAAGTTTTTCCAGTGCTGCTTTCGCCAGCAATCGCAGTAATTTTGTTAGCAGAAACGCCGCCGCTAAGAGACCCAGATACAAGAGCATTAAAGATGAGCGAACCAGTGTCCACGTATGATTCCGTTTCGTCAATGTCTGCGGCAATTTTTGTGTAGTCACCACCAATTTCATTTACAATATCCTTTAAAAAATTCATAGTCATTTTTTGTCTTGTAAGTATTTTACCATATCATCTCGAATTTGTAACAATTCATCGAGACAACTTGCTTCTTTGGCAATATTCCTCAACTCATGATCTGGTTTGAGGAGTGATTGAATGAAGAGGTCCATTGCCTCTTCGTATTCTGGTGTTTTCATGTGAAGAATGATTCAAGGGATACAGTTTTTTCAGCGCTCCAACCAATTGAATCGAGAATGATTTTCAATGGGTCAAGGAAACTCTTTTGAAATTGACTATCATAATCTACATATTTCTCGATACCTAGTTCTCTTGGGAAGTCTGAGATAAAAGAAATCACATTCTCCCCAATGGTATTGGGAACTTTCAAGTAACAAAACTTGATCTTCTCACCATTACCAATCAAGGTATACTTTCTATCTAGTCCTGCTTTTTTGATGTAATGATTAAACAAAAGTGCTCCACGAGAGTGGATAGGAGTTCCTTTTGAATAGATCCTAGCAGGGCATTTATACTTGGCGACGTCACTCACGCTTCTCGGGAAAGATACTTGTTCTGGTGGTAGATTGGAAAAATCTTTACGACACTTAGCAATGAAGTCAATAACCTCATCTTCGGTGCCACTCATCATCAGTCTAAGAGCATCCTTAATCATAATCCTACAAGGGGCAGGTGTTGATGACTTGACTGCCTCAATACCCATCATCTTGAGTTTTGGTTCATCATATCTAACACCCTCGCTATCCCATACATTGAGGATGTATCGCTTCTTAGCAGTCCAAATACCACGATCAGCGATGTTCTCTCGCTTCATCTGCATCTTCTGCTCATAAGCATTTACATAATCCGCCAAATCCTTGTAAGATTCATCAATGAATGGTTCAATCTTTGACTGACAGAAGGCATCAAGAGCATTTACGATCTTCTCTTTTGGAGTATCAGGATCTTTAAATGCCTTTTCTACTAGAGGACCCATGTGAATATAGATTGAATCTGTATCAGAAGCAATCACATAATCAACTCCATCTGTTCCCAGAGTATTATTCATGAATTTATTGATACGATTCTCAATCCAACGAATAGAAGTCTGACCAGACAGTGTAATTGCCTCAGCATTTGCCAGTTTAAAGTAACGAAAGTAGTTGTTACCAATAGCACCATAAGCGGAGTTGAGAGAAATCTTCTTCGCCATCTGGAAGTTGTTGAACTTCGAGATATCCTTTACCGTCTTCTGACGGAGACGAATCAGTTGGTTGTCTGTAAGTTTGCTGTAGTCTTCGCTCATTGATAGTTTGCTGCTGTAATTACTCTCCTCATTCTAGGTTCTACCTCAACAATAACTTGTCTTAGTTGACCAAAGCAGAAGTAGAAGATGTCGAAATCATTTTCCATTTTCTTTATTATACTCCTCCCACATTTCAGCAATTAGATCTGGTTTAGGATAATCATAATCAATATATGTACCCATTGGGCGATCATCTATCTCCTGTTGTGTGGGGATTTTGATTCGGAAGTTCTCACCTCTTTCCTCATAATCTTCGTTCATTTTACGATAGGTGTCTGGTGTAATTTCTTCTTTCATTCGGGTGCCACCACTGTATAGTCTGGATACTCTTTCCGTAGTTTATCCCTAAACCGAGCGCTTGTGGTCGGAGGATTCAACTCTCTAGTTTGATAGATTACTTTGTTTTCATGGTCATAGCGGACGAGTCCACCATACTTTTTGAACTTGGACTTGCTCATAGGATTCCCCTCCTTTTCATTTCAGATTCAATGTCAACTAGTTTTTGTTTTGACTTGAGCATTTCTTTTTTGTAAAGTTTACGCTCGTCATACATTTTGAACATGAGTTCAGGTAAGATTCCTTGAACTCTTCGATACATTGCTCCGTTAGCAGCGATAGTAAGATCGAGTTCTTTGATTGGAGTCATATCAATCTCTTCATCTAGTAGTTTGTCTACATTGATTTTAGTAGAGATTGCTCGTGCCTTTATGAGATTTTCTAACCTCTCTTGATCACGAGATACATCGTTCTCCAATTTATCGATCTCTTCTGTAAGATCTCCTACTGTGACTAATGTCTCAGGGGAGATAGCATATTGCATGATGAGATGTGGATATAGTGAGTTAAGGTCAAAACTCACAACATAATCATATTTACCGGGTTTAGGTTCTTTAACATAAGCACCAGCAAACTTCTCACTCTTGTCTACAGGGACCTTTGGTGGGATTACAACATTCTTATCTCTAAGATAATTGTAAATGATAGTGTCCCACATTCTCACTTGATAGAAGACATCATTATAGTTTACCTTAGCATCATACGCCATAGTAATAGCAAGGTCGATAAGTTTCATCTTATCTTCCATTCTATCAACCAGTTCTACGTCAACGATGTTATATTCAACGAACTTCTGCCAACCTTTGCTGTAGAAGTCTTTGAAAGTATCAAACTCAGAGTGGTCTAACTTCTTCTGTCCCAACTCGACACTGGCGATATAGTCCAATCGATAACTCTCTTGGTTGGTATAAGTGAACTTCTTATACAAATTGAGGTAATCAAGTTGATTCATACCAGCAATATCGTATACCAGTTTTGACTGACCTTTGATAAAGTGATCTTCCTTTCTAACCAGTCCCCAAGGAGAGAACATCCTCAGTGCCTTATCACCCATCAAGCGAGTGACTCGGTTACAAAGATATGGGATATCATAATACTCACTGTTCCAACCAGTGATAACATCTGGGTAGTCAGATGTCCACCACTCAAGAAACTTACCAAGAAGAGCGTACTCATCTACACAGGGAATGAAAATTACATTCTCCTGTTTGTTCTTGTATTCACCGTGCTTGGTTTGACCCCAAGAGATGATTTGCTTTGTTCGATAATCTTGAACTGTAATGAGGAGAACTTCTTCATCCGCTGAATCTGGATCGGGGAATCCACGCTCAGACTCAACCTCAATATCGATGGTAAGGATTCTGAGTTTGTTAACATCAAAGTCAATCTTTCCTGGATAGTTATCTGAGATGAACTGGAAGATAAACCTCTCGTTACCATAGACATTGAATCCTTCTACATCTTTATACTTCTCAAAGTACTCCCGTGTCTCTTTGATTGTCCCAGGTTGGATTGGTGTGACTTTCTCCCCACCCAATGTGACCCACTTGGTTGGTTTCTTAGTTGAAACATATAATGTGGGATTGAATTTTTCACGAGTAGTGAAACGATCACCATTCTCAAAACCTCTGAGAAGGATATCGTTTCCATACATCTGAACATTAGTATAGAACTTGGGCATTTAGGATAGTTTGACTAGGTATTCGCTGTGTAGTTTGGGATGTGGAACAACCATCGTGAGGATATTGTCTGATAATATCATCATCTTTGTTTCTTGCGTGAGTTTCTGATCGGGATACCTTTCCAGTGATTCCTCGTATTCTTTGTCTCGATCAACGATCATAGGATCTATGAGAATACAATTTGGTTCACCAATTTCAAATTCTTTAACTTCATCAATCTTACTGATGAGAGTGGTTCCATTCTTAAGAATGATCAATCTGATTACATCATCCATCAATAATAC